CGGCGGCATCGGAGCCGACATCCATCACCGCCCGGCGAAGCACGTCAATGTCCTGCTGGGTGGCCGAGGCGTCGTATTTGCCCAGGCGCAGCGGCTGGCCGTACAGCTCGGCGAATGCCGCCCAATCACGCAGGGCATAGCTCTTGAACACCCACGCCCACAGCGCCGAACGGGCGAGGCCGCCCATGATCGGAATGCCCGCCAGAATCCTCGGAGCATGGCAGATAAACTTGTACTCCGGCAGCTCCTGGCCATCCGGCGACCCGTCGTACAGACGTAGATGGCGGCCGGTCTCCCGGTCGAACTGGAACCAGTGCGGCTCGCGGATCAGCGCGTCCTGGGGCAACCACCGGCCGCCCTGGGTGGACCAGAGAATCTCCGCAACGGCATACCCCTTGGACAGCGCGTCAAGCAGTCCCACCAGCAGGGCGGGGATGTCCAGCCTCTCCAGCGCGTCTTGGACAAGCTCCGCAGCCTTCTCGGCGGCGGGCGTCTCGTCGGCTGGAGAAACGGACAGCGGCAACCCTGCGGCGGCCAGCTTGCGGGTCTGCAACACCGAACGGTAGTGCAGGTCTTTCTCTTCAATGTCTGCGGCGGCCAGCAGATACTCCTTGGCATCGCCAAGGCTCGCCCTGCGCAAAATGTCAACCACGTGCGCCGGGGTGAGCGAGGCCATGGGCCGCAAGGTCCACGCCTGCCGTATGCCGGTCAACCCGGCCGAGGCCACCTCGGACTTCAGTGTCTTCTTATCTACTACCATCGTTCATTATCCTCGCTTCCGCGCCAGGTTCTCCGGCTGACCGTTTCATAGGCATATACAGGTGACGGCTCCACGGCCGCCGAGACGGCCAGAGCCAAGGCCCAGAATCTGTCCGCGTGGCTTCTGCCGCTTTCCGTGGTCCGCTCGGCTATCAGTCTCGGCGCTCCGGTCGGGCTGGCTTCGCGCTTGACGGAATGTAGGTCCGACCGCAACTCGGGCCGGGGCGGAATCCGCAGCGAGCGATCTTCCATGCGTTCCTTGAGCGCGGTGGCCATGTCGAGCTTGCGCACTGCGGAGAACAGGACGCCTTCGACACGGTACTGGCCATGGCGACGCTTTGCCTCTTCGACGGGCATCTCGCCGAGACCCGTCTGGTCGAGCGCGGCGCGGGAGACCCGGTACTCCTTCATAATCCTGTCCAGGGCGGACAGCTGCTCGGCAAAAGACGTCCGGCGCATTTCGACCAGCTCCCGCAGCCAAAGGACATCCCCGACCATCTCCAGTACAGCGATGACGGTCAGGTCGCCGCGAGCGGCAAAGTCCATCCCCACAAAGCAATGGCCGCCGGAGTACTTGGCGGGAATCCCCGCCTCCTCGTCCTCGCAGCTGCCGACCAGCTCATAAGGGAGCCAGGCGGAGGCCGCGTCGACGAACTGGCACTCGAACTCCTGCGCCCAGGCTTCCGGATCGGACATGCCGCGTCGCAGCTCTTCGATGTCTCGCGGGAGCCCGTCGGCGACGGCGTCGTAGATGGTCACAATGTGCCGGGAGAAGACCGACTCGGGATCGGTCATGATCTCGTGAAATTTGTCTCCGACTCCGCCGGGCGTGGATATGACGCGCAGCTTGAGGTCGGGGCGGGATATGACGGGAAAGAGGGCCTTCCATATCGCCCGGTTGTCCTTATGGTGGGCAAACTCGTCAAGAATGAGGTTTTCCGTCATACCTCGCGCGGTGTCGGGGTTCGCGGCCACGCACCGTATGCGGCTCCCCTTGGGAAGCCTAACCTCGAAGGCCAGCTCGTTCGCGGCGAAGGGGACGGCCAACGCTTCGAAACCGGCCTTGAACGCGCGCAGGTGGAGCTTCACGCCGTTGTCCATGGCGTCCAGGGCGCGGGCCTGGCTGACGGACAGAATGGTCCATCGGCGAGACTTGCCCTGCGTCTCCGCGTCAAGGCAGTCCAGAACGGCCTCCAGGGTGGTCGTGAATGTCTTGCCGGTCTGACGGCTCCACATGCCCGACTTGAACCTGGAGGTGTCGTTCAGGTATCTGCGCTGGTACGGATAAAGGACGGATTCGTTCATTCTTTCGGCCTGATTAAAAGTTCCACATAGCGCTTGCGGGCTGCATTGTTTATGCCCCTCCAGCGCTCTCGCTCCATGATCTCGCAATCCGCATACAGTTCCCTGATCAGCGGATGGTCTCCGTAAGTTAAAATCCAGTCTCCCTTAACAGTGCGCAGGCGCTCCCGAAGCTCGGCGTGGTCAATGCCGCCGCTCGCGTACAGCTTCTGGTCGCCGTCCGCGTAGGGAGGGTCCAGGAAAAAGACTACCCCCCCCCCCGAAGGGGTGTGGTCGTAAAGGTCGATCAGTCGCCGCCATCCGAGGCATTCTATCGACACCCGAGCCAGGCGATCGGATACAGCCATGATATTCTTGATCAGCGTGTCCCGCGATGCGGCAGCGCACGACCTGGACACATGGAAGCCGCGTCCGGCCAGCCCGGCAAAGCCGGTCCACCGTGCGGCGATCCACCGCGCGGCGCGCTGAATGTCCGTCTCGCCCGGAGACTCCAGCCAGTGCAGACGTTCGGAACGGGAAAAGAGACAGTACCGAAGCTCCTTGGCAAGCTCGTCGGGATGATGCCGTGCGACGCGGAAAACCGTCACCAACCCCTCGTCGACGTCGTTGTACACCTCGACAGGAGAGGGCTCCTTCGCCAGAAGCACGGCCCCCATGCCGCCAAAGACTTCCACATAACAACGATGCGGCGGAAGCATGGCGGCAATGTCTTTTGCCAACCACCTCTTTCCGCCGGGATATTTCATAATGGGCTTTACGCTAGCTGCCATACAGCTCTTCCTTGATGCGATTGAATGTATATGCGTCGTAACGGGCATCGTCCTGCATGGCCTCTTCGATCTTGGCCAGCTTCTCGGCCACCTCGTCCTGCCAGCGCTTCTGAACCACGGACGCTCTGGAAACCTCCGCGATGGCCTTGGCCGCCTGAGATAACAGCTTGACCCGCGCTCCGGCGTCGGACTCTTCCTCGGCCTCCTGCAGCGACACCATCGCCTCGAACAGCTCCGACTGGACCAGGCTGATAACAGCTGCGGACCTGAGGTCCGCCTGGTCCGGAGCGCTCTCCGCGATGAGCTTCGCGGCCTCCGTACTCGCCTTGATGGCCGAGAGCTTTCGTTCCAGCTTCTTTCCGTAGCGATGCACGGCGGAGCGGGAAGGGGCAGCCTCGTCGGGAAACTTGTCCTGCAGGTCTGCGATCAGCTCGTCGAGCGTCAATCTGCCCTCGACGATCCGCCGTTCCAGGTAGGACCGTATCTCCGGCGAAAGCTGCTGGACTGTGGATTTTCTTGCCATGCCGCTTACCACTTGGGAGGTCTTGCGACGCCTGCGGGACACGGCGCGCGGTGGTCCACCACGTCCTCACCGTCGGCGGTCAGCTCGGCTTTCCAGACAGGCCCCTTGGTGATCGTCAGCAGCCCGCGCTTTTCCAGGCTTACCAACTCCTGCCGGACCAGGTCGGGGGTCACCGCCAGCGGGACGTCCTGGGCGGTCCTCATGAGCACCATTTCCGTGGTGCCATAGGGGCGCGCATGCCACAGCGCGTAGAGAAGCACCCAGCGGAGGGTTTCCCGCTCCGCTCTGGCGATGTCTACAAACTCATTCATTGTTCCTCCGGGCCATCAGCTCGTAGAGCCGGTCTAGTTTCACGTTCAGGGCCGTGTATTCGCGGATGGAGTCTTCCCTGCGCTGAAAGTTGATGGCCAGCTCGGATCGGCAACACTGCTGCTCGCGTCTGATCTGTGCCAGCTCCTTCGCCTGTTCGGCCTGGCGCTTTTCCATGTCGCTTACCATCTTGGAGACGAGCGCCCGCAGTATGCCCACGAGAAAGCCGCTCCAGGCGACCATAAGTCCTGCTGCGAACAGCAACTGCCTTTCGGTCATTTCCTGCTCCCCCCGCCCTTGAGAATGGTCGTGATCTTTTCCGCCCCGCGAGAGACGAAGTAGAACCCGAAGGCCGCCATGAGCATCTGCTTGAGCATGTCCACGTAGGCCGGGGAAACATCATGCTGATACAACGAGAAGCCTGCAAAGATGGTCCAGGCTCCCAGCAGATAGATCAGGACGAGAGGCCGCACGTTTTTGGACAGCCAGCTGTCGCTGCTCATGTCCGCCTTCAGCCGCTCAGTGAGCTGGTTTTCCATGTCGGCCTGGAAGGACATGGCCTGCGCCACGGCCTGCTGCTGCAGCAGTGCAAGTTTGGCCTCGGCTTCGGCCTTCTGCTCGGGAGTCATATCCGGGGGGAAGTACCCCTTGATGAGGTCTACCCCGGCTGAGATGAGGTCTCCAACGAAGGGGAGCATCATACCTCCTGGGCGAGGGCGAAAATCCGCGTCAGCCAGCCCATGCCGAAGCGGTCGAAATTTTTCGTCTGGCTGTAGCGCATCGCGCGCAGCGCCATGAACCTGACCGCGCGCCATTCCGGATGGGACCTTGCGGCGGCGAGAGTCTTCGGGCCGATCTTGCCGTCCACGGTCACGTCGGCCGCCTCCTGGAGCATCCGCGCGGCAGCGGATACGCCCTGGTTTATGGCGGCGTCAAAGACGTAGAGGGAAAGAGGCCAGGGAAGCTCATCGCACTTGCAGGCATCCCAATAATCCCGCCTGTAAATCTCGCGCGCGTCAGATTCGGTCAGGGCGCGGATGTCGAGATCGGGATACGAGCGCTGGCAAATGCCCCACTTGGTCAGGCCGCCGGGGTCGCGAGGGTCGTCCGTGACCTTCTCGCCACCCTCGGCAGCCACAACCAGAAGGAACGCGGCATCGAAAATTTGAGGGGGGGGATTGTAATTCTTTTTCATGCCCGCACGATACGGCAATGTGCGGCGGGGTGAGCGTGGAAAGCATTCAGCGGGAGCCACAAGACTACGCTTGCGACTCCCGCTGATATAAGGCTTTGGCCTTGGCTTTTTGATACAGAACTTTTCTCGGAAAAGCTATCCCTTGTCAACGCCCGCTAAAGAGGCAGGGGCAGCTGCCCAGCCTGCTGTGACCTGCCGCCGTCCTTCTTTTCTCCACCGGGAACCCTTGTCAGGGCGCGCCAGATGGTCTTGTCGGTCAGGCTGAACTCGACAGCCAGCATGGCCACGATAGTGCGGGCCGACAAGCCTTGTTCGGAGAGGTTGTCGAAGCGCTTCTGGATCGACAAATCCTGCATGGCCGCGACGGCAGCCTGGCAGCGCGGGATATAGAACCCGCGACTGCCACCATAGTGGCGCACGAAAGCTGCGGCGACATCCTCGCCGAGAACCTCGCCAAGCCACTCTATACGGGCGATGCCAGCGGGAATGTCTCCCTTCGGCACGTCCAGGGTGGTTCCGCCGAGCTTCTCCACGACGCGCAAGGCGAAGTCCAGGCCGATATGCTCGGCCAGCTCCCTCACGCTCGCAGGAAGCAACTCTTCCAGCTTTTGCGCGTGTTCCATGTTCAGCTTCGGTTCGATCACTTGGACTCCTCTTGTTTCTTCCAGCGCCGAAGGCCGGAGATGATGTCGGTTGCCTGTTTCCTGCTGACAAAGGTGACATCGTCGACGCCAGCCGTACGCTTGATGAACCCGCGCAGACGCCCATCATTCAGCCCGTCCTCCCATCCGCGCTCAAAAGCGAGCTGTTCAATCTGGGCGAGCTGCCGAGTGGTCGGCTTCGTCAGGTCTTGCCCGCCGCGCGGAGCCGGATCAGGAACGTAAATATCCGCGCCCATATCCTTGAGCTTCCAACACCACCTCGTCAGCTGGGCATCGCTCATATCCCGACAGGAACTATGCCCGGTATGCGTCTCCTGAATGGAACGGCGCATGTCGTCGTCCCATCCGAGCTGGTCCGCAGCCTTGTGTGCGATATGGAGCAGGGTTCGCCTGCGGGGCGTTATTGGCTTCTTTTTCATTTTCCACCTCCATTCGCCCAGAGTTTCAGCCATCCGACAACCTCTTCGGCGTCTTCCGCGCTCAGACCTTTGCGCTTGATGTGGCCGCGCCACATCGCAAGCACCGCCGGGTTCGTAAAAAAGTCGGCAAGAGCCTTGCGCAGTTCGTGCTTCTTCTCGTCCTGGGTCATTGATTCCTCCGCCTCCAGACTACGACCTCAGAGAGTATGCGCCGATCATCGTTAACGCGAACACGGCGAGGGTCACCTTGTCGTCAGCCTGGATCATGACCAGCAGAGCTATGCAGTCCACGCAAAGGGGCGACGACCAGAGGCATCCCGGAACTCTTTACAGCCCCGAACAGGAGCGCGATCAGGCATACCCACGTCCTCACCTGCCACGGAAGCATCGCGGCCGGAACGCCGTAGCGGAATCCCAGGGCATACGCTCCGAGGAAAAGCGCGGTCACCAAAGTCTGAGGGTGCGTTATCTGCATATTTCTCCTAAGCCGCCTTGCGGCATTTCGTTTTCATTCGGCTGGCTCATCAGGCCCCGGTCGCCGTCTCTCCGGAACGACCGCCCACTCAGGGCGGTTTCGCTTTCAACAGGCGGGCTTTCGCCCGCCACAGCATGAATCAAGGCTCAAGACACATTACTCCTTCGCCAGGCGCGCACCGAGGTGCGAGCCCGAGTGCGACGCCGCGCTGCCGCAGTTGACGTTCCACAGCCCCGCATTCGCGCCGCCGCTCCAGTGGCCGCCCACGATCGGGAAGCACTCGCGATAGCTGTCCCAATACTGCCAGTCAGGAGCTGTGGATTCGCTCTGCTCATCAGCGCCGAAGTCCACGATAAAGAGGTCGCCGAGGTCATATTCGTTCGTCCTCTCGTCCATGAAGGTCACCGGATAAACAGCGTCGTCAATGGAGTCGGAAATCTGGCCGGTCTCGACCCATGTCTTGCGGCCGTTGCGGTCCCAGAGGCAGATTTCGCCATCATCGGTCTTGAGCCCGTCGATCCACTGCCAGACGTTGCCCCAGAGGCCGACGATCCCTCGATAGGTGGCCTGTGCCACATCCTCGGCGTCAACCTCCGCCGCACCCTTGCCCCAGGCGTCCACGCGGCCGCGACCGGTCTTGCTCTGGCTGTCCATGGTGGCGTTCTCCACCAGGTAGAGCCACTGGATCGCGGACCACTGATAAGCGCTCCAGAGCATGAAGCCGTCGACATCGCCCTCGTTGCGCGCGGTGGCGTCGGCCTGGAACTGCGTCAGGCTCCGGCTGACGGCGGGCTTGACTCCGGGAACGGAAGAGAGCTTGGAGCCGTCCATGCTGGCCTGGTACTTGCCGACGAAAACCTGCTGCAGGTCGCCACCGTCACGACGGAAGGCCGGATGGATGGAAAATCCGTCCAGAGGCTTGTCGCTGATCAGCCAGGCATGCTTGCCAGCATACTCTCCGTTCACCAGTCGGGTCCGCTTGATGTAGAATGCAGGAATACGCACCATGTGCTGTCCGTCAATCACGGTATCCTTGATGCCGCCCCAGACGGAATGGGTGTCGAAAAACGCCTGACCGGGATCGGGAACCACATTCCCGAGGGCGTCGATACGCGCCCACAGGCCGTCGTCGCTGTCCGACTCGGTAAACACCACGCCAATTGCATCCATAATCTTCTCTTCCATCGGTTTTCTCCTTTCGGCTGGCTCATCAGGCCCCGGTTGCCGATTGGCCGGGACGACCGCCCCGCAGGGCGGTTTCGCCTTACAGTTCATCCATGAGCAGCGACTTGGACGGCTTGAACTTCACGGCCTGGCGCTCCGGAATCATGACCGGCTCGCCGGTCTGGGGGTTGCGACCCTCGCGGGCCTTGCGCGTCACCGGCTTGAAGGTGCCGAAGTGGCGGAGGTTGACGGACTCGCCGGAGCGCAGCCCGTCGACCATGGTGCGCAGCACGGTGTCGACGATCCCTGTGGCCTGGGTCTTGGTCAGTCCCGACTTGTCGGCTACGGCCTGAACGATTTCGCTTTTGGTGAGAGACATTCCTTTTCTCCTTGTGGTTGTTACGCTTCGCCCTTGAGGGCTTCGGCGGATACTTCGATGTAGAACTGGTCCTTGGTCTTGCGCTCCATGCCGACGGCTTCCAGCTTGCCGTCCGCCCATTCGCGCATGGCTTCCTTGTTCACGGTCTCCGAGGTCTTGATGGCTTCGCTCCAACCCAAGTCCTTGAGCCTCTCAAGAACCTGGGCCATCTTGACCTTGGCCTTGGCCACGATGCTCGTGGATTGCCTGAACCCGATCACCCCATGCGGCAGTTCCAGGCTCTTGCGCTTGGTGAACAGCTCGCTCCTGTTCACCTCGGCGAATCCGTTCAGCGCCGTCGCCAGGGCCTTTTTGCGCTCCTGGTGCGGAGCCGCTTCGGCGTCCGCGTTGCGCTTCACGATGTCGATGTTCTCGTTCATGTCCGCCTCGATGGCGGCGAGGCTGCGCTCGATCTCCGCCATTTCGGCCATTGCAACCTTTGCCTGCTCGACCGTGGTGATGATCTCGCTCTGCGGCTTGATCCGCTTGCTCATCTTTCGCTCCCTTCAAAGTGTTTCAGCGTTGCGCCCTCCAAGCCTTCAATCCGCTCGGCAAGCGCCAGCATGTTGTTTCCCATGATCACCAGCTCCTCGCGGGCGCTTCCGGCCTTCTGCGCCAGAATCTTGCACTCCACGCCAAGCCGGTGCGCCTCTCCGGAGATCGGTCCGTTCGGCATGGCGGTGAAAGCCTGGTTCCCTGTCCTGCGTCCGGTATCGCTTCTCTGCAGCATGTGATTCTCCTTGACTGTTGCGGGTTATCCCCTGAGTTCCGCCACCCTGCAGCCTTCGCAGTTCTGTCGGGGGCATTCGATGCAGATTTGGTCCAGCGGGGTTTCGCGCCCCTTGTCCATGGCCTCCATGAGGGCCTGGTATCGCTTCACCAAATCTCCGTTCCTGTCATATTTCCCATTCTTGAGCAGCGAGGCGGCAGGCTTTGAGCAGCCAAGCACCGCGCAAATCTCATTTAATGTGAGCATTGACCTTTCCACTCCGTTGCGCGCATAGTCGTTTGCATGTCAGATTCATTCAGTTTCAAGGACTTCACGGGGAAACCCGAGCTTCCGGACTTCTCTGATCCGCCGACCGCCGAAGAGCTTCGCACTCTTGTCGAGTGGATCGACGTCACCCGCCATGAAAGGTTTCTCGCTGCCGAGAGGGACAAGTGGCAGACCCTCGCCATGCTCTTTGCGCATGAGGCGATAATCGCTGAAACTCTGCTGGCCGGTAGCGGCCTGCATTCCGCGCTTGACGTGCTCTCTCGTCTCAAGCAGGACCCCCAGCGCGTCATTGATGCGCATCCGGTCATTGCGGATGTTGCGAGCGTCCTGGAGGGACGAAACTTTGACTTCGCCAAAATCCTGCTCTTGAGCATCGAGCGCCTTGAGGCTCTTCTGCAGGCGGCCAATGGCGGCGTCGATCACGCTTAGCGCTTCTCCCACCTTGCCTATGGTCAGCCCGACCAGCGCACCTTCCGGTGTCAATCCGAACATATCCACCCCCTATGCGCCGACTTCGCGGCGGTTGGCGGTCCAGGTCAGCGCCGCCTCAAGGACCGGCATGGTCAGGGCGGAGACATTGTTCGCCCGGCAGATGCGCAGGCATTCTTCGGCCAGCTCGACAGCCTCGCCCCAGTTCCCCTTGCGGCAGCCCTGCCAAAACTTGGTAGCCGTCTCGCGGTCCACATCGCCGAATCGAGACTTGAGTACGTGGGCGAAAGTTTCAGCGCGGTCGAGGTGCCCCATTCTCGCGCGCTTGGCTCCTATTCTGCGTCCGAGCTGCAACAGCAGGGGGCGAGTCTTGGCGCTTACAAACTGGCGCTCGTAAATTTCGGTCCCGACCAGAAGCACCGCGAAGCCGCACTCGTCGGCGAGGTAGCGCAGGGCTTCCAGCGCCTGCCAGCGTAGCTTGTTCGCTTCATCCAAAATCAGGACCGGGCGCTCGGTTTGGCTCGGTCCCCACTCGGAAAGCATCCGCATCCACTTGGTGGACGGGCCTTCAACTCCGGCTGCGGCAGTTACCTCGCCGAGAAGGGCGTAACGACTCATTCCCTCATAGGCGCAAACTCTCATTGCGCCGTGGGCGGACATGATCGCGCGGGCCGATACGGTCTTGCCGGTGCCGGTTTCGCCGACAATCTCGCCGACAGCCGGACCAGTCGTCTCCTTGAGCAGCGATGCGAGGGCCAGTGCCTCGCGCACGTATTTGGTTTCAGCAATATCCACTGTTCCTCCTTGTGTTTTCGTTACCAGCCCTGAGCTCTCAGAGCCTCAACCTCAGCATCTTCCTCAACTCCAAACCTGTTCATGGAAAGCCGCACTGCGTCTTGTGACTTGGCGGCAATGGCCAGCGTATTCTCGACCATCTTGTGCCGTGCCTCGAACATGGCCTGCGCATCTTCCGAAAGACTGATCCGCTTGGCTTTGTGCTCTGTGGCTTCGATGGCTTGATTGACGCCTGCCAGTTCAGCAAATTCGCGCATGAGTTCTCTTGGCTCCAGCCAGGCCACCTGCCCCTTCATGATCTGGACGGCCTTGCGTGCTTCCTTGGCTAGTCTGGCCGCGTACTTGGCCCCTTGTGGATCGGCCATGTCGTAGACAGGCATGGGCCTGGCTACGCAAAGCAGCCGCGACTCCTTGAAAACGAAGCTGCATACAGGGTCATGCCGGGGATGGCGGACAAGCAGCTTCTCGCCGTCATACTGGTGGAGCATTTCGTGGTAATAGCGCCAGCCGCCGGACTCTACAGTTCCAGCCCGGACTGTCCGTTCGTTCCGATCCGCGAAGGCCAGCATTAAGGCTTCCTGATCCACAACCGTCTTGGTCCAGCCGCGCTCTTTCCATTCATTGAGCACCTGTACTGGAGAACGTCCGCGCATGTGTTCCCCGCCTTGTTGCGTGGCGTGGTAGTACGGGATCGCGTCGGCGAAAAATGCCTTCAAATCCTCAAGCGGCGTCGCTTCCGGCTTCTTGCCCAGTCGTCTAGTGCGTTTCACCATGCGGTTGCCTCCCGCATAGAGCGGGTGCCAGCCCAGATACCAGGCCAGAGCGCTAAAAATGCCTTCAAGATTCTTGGCGCGGGGCTTAAAGGGTTGGGACCGAATGATCCGCCCCTCGTCGCTGTTCAGCTGCACCCCGCCAAAAGCCCCGCCGGAGAAGGTTGCCAGCTCGCGCCAGGCGTCCAGCATTTCCGTCCATGAGTATTCCGACCCGTTATCCAAATAGAGGCGTTTGGGCATGCCCCAGGGCGAATGGGCGCACATGGAGGCAAAAGAAAGCGCCACATGCTCGCGCCGTACGCCTGTGCCCTTGTTCGGCAGGTAGCCAGTCACATGAATCATGTTCGTGGCCGCATCCTGCCAGACGATCAGGCGCGCCCAGGCCAGCTTGCCGTCAGGACGCAGAACCGGAATGTCGCAAGGTGATACGTCGCCGAAAACAATGTCTCCGGGGGCGTAATTTTCCCGCGTTCTGTAGATAGGTGTCTGGTGATTGTCGTAGAATTTCTTAGCATTGCGGTCGTGCGTCGCGATCAGCGTATAGCGCCGCTCCGCTTCGACAAACTTTCTAGGGACGCTGCAACATCTCCTAGCAACAGCCTCTGGCATCCCCGCTTCGACCGAGAGTTTGAAAAGCACCGGCTTGGCAAGGTTTCGCACCTGCTGTGTCGAAGTATTTGCCTTCGCCCAGAGGCCGCGCACGGCCAGGGACATTTCCTCGGCGATCTCCGCCAGCTTCTCCCGGCGTATGCCGGACCCTGCCGCCATGGTCTCCCATTTCTGGGAGATCAGCGTCCGGGCCTGCCCCCTG